GGGAATATGGTTATGTCTTTGACTTCAACGGCCGCCAGCGGCGGTGCCGCGCCAGGCGCTTGAAAATCCCACCTCACCCACTGCGGAGGCGTGGCAGTTGCGGATAACCAGCCGCTTGTCGTGGTGTTGTTGTCAAATGCGTTGTATGCGCGGTTTGCCGCATTAATCTGACTGCTTGCCAGTGCTGGCGTGGTGGCTGTGTTTGGGACAATCCTGTTCACCGCAGCCGAATTGAACATGCGAACCTCAGTCAGCCCAAAAAACGAGGCGCTACCGTTGTTTGCAGTGATTAGAATTCGCCAATAACGATGCGCTCCGGGGCCAACCCCACCACCGCCCAAGCTCATCAACCCCTGCGTGAGCGCAAGCATTACGCCGCCACCCCGCGCATGGTGTATTCCCAGCGCGTGCCCTGATCGAACGTCGTGATCGTGAGCAGCGTCCATGCGTTCGCCGCAGATTGCACCGCCGTATCGCTGCCGGTCGTTGCGCGGAAGGCCGCAGGCAGCGCCACCGTTCGCCCGCCCGTGCCGTCCTGCCTGATGCGAACGCCGAGCGACACCGCGCGGCCCGGTGCGGGGAGATTCGTGAACGTGATCGAGGTTACGTTGGCAGTAAGCGCGAGGGTGAAGAAGTCGCCCGCGTTGCAGTCGATGTTGACGACGCCCGCGCTGATGGTGAGCGCGGTGACCGCATCACGTGTGACGCCGCCGCCACTTGCCGCAGCCCATGCGGGAGCGCCGGATACAACCGTCAGCACTTGCCCGTTTGTGCCGATTGCGAGGCGCGTCGGAACACCGTCTGTACCGCCACGGATCAAGTCGCCGGTCGAAGTCATCGGGTTTGTTAGACCCGATGCGCTGATTTCAATTTTATCCGGATCGGTCGTTCCGTCGATGACGATGCCCGGGCCTGCAACCACGGGGCGAAGGCCAGTCACGCGCCCGAATCCGTCGCGCACAAGGCCTTGAATGTCTCCGGCAACGGTGGCCGCGAACGTCTCTAGCGAAATGTTTGAGCCCGCGACATTGACGGGCGCAATGCCCACAAGCTGCGCCGCTGATTGCTCGGGGATGCCGTCGATGCTGCCGTCTGGACTGCCGAGCTTCCGCGCAATCTCCGCGATGCTTTCGGAGATGTCCGCGCCTGAAGCTCGCGCGGCGGCTTCAAGGTCGCGAAGCCATCGGTACCAGGTCGCATCTACCGTCATCCCTCCCGCGATAGGCTGCGCGGGGCGCGGGATGCTGCTAGTCGTCACGCCGTCGCCTCGCCCATCGCCGTATATGCAAACTGAACTGCGGCGTTGAAGTCGAAGCCCGATTGCGAGTCGTCAAGCTCGCCCATCGTCCAAACGACGGTGAAGCCGGTGGTTGTGACGGACGAAACACGGGAGCTCGGGTTATTGCTGAACCCCGAAACCGCCGAGGCGTTCGACAGCTGAACCGTGACCGTCGGTGCGGTCGTGAACGTGATCGGGAACGTGACGCTAACGGTCTGGAATCGCCCGCCAGCGTTGACGCCCGTCGCCGAGCCCGTGAGGATTCGGAAGGTCTTGGTGCCGTCGCCAATGCTCACGCCGTTGGTGCGGACGGTGATCGGCAGGGTCGGCGCGGCGGGGAGGTTCGTGAACAGGTAGTTCGCGCCGTCCGTGGTCACTACCTTGCCGCCCTGCCCCGTGGGGTCGGGTAGCTGGCGAATGGTGGCCCACGAAAGGCTTGTGCCGTTGTTCGTGAGGAACCGTCCCGATACAAGGCTCGGAATCGTCGTTCCGCCCGTGGCAGGGTCGCGCAAGTCGAACGTGTCAATCGTGACGCCGTCCGAATCGCGAAGCGTGACGCTGTAATCCCCGTCCAGCCACAGGGGCACGCTGGGACGGCCAGCGCTGTCCAGCGGCACGGGGTTGGCGTTCAGCGTGGTGCGGGCGAAGTCCGACCACGTGTTTTTCGGGGTCGTCGTGCCGATGGCATAGAACTGAATGGAGCCCCCGGCAGCGGGCTCGATGGGGTTCAGCTCCCAGAGAACCGGGGCGGGGTTGTAGAACTGGAAGGTCATGTATGCTCCGGGAAGCAGAAGCCCCGCGCTGGGCGGGGCTGGGAGTGGGTTATGGGCTTGCCGAAAGACGTTGAACGAATGGCCGTTCGTGACAGCCTGCTAAACAGTCAGCGCATGGCAGACTTCCAGCGCGAAAGCGAAAGCCGGAAGGCCGGACTTCGCTGGTGGCACGACATCACCATTCCCGCAACGTTTATCGGCCTGGCGGCTGCTGCGCTGGCGATAGTGATCGGGGCGGCGTGGTGGCTTGCTGGCGTGATCGGTTGATTTCTTCCAGCAGCGCGGCGGCGTCCTCGTCCGTTTCCGCGATGCGCTGAAGCTGAGTAATCGCAGCGGGAAGCGCCGAGGTCGGAGCCTGCGTCTGCGTCGCCATCCAATTCACAATGCGCGGATTCGTGAAGGCCCGGCCGGCAAGGTTGCTGCTCGCCAGAGCGCCAGAAATCAGCGCAAAGGCTGTTGGCTCAAGTGACAGCGCGCTAAGGCCAAGGCCGCCGTAAGCCGTGAACTGTGCGATTGCTTGGCCGCTCCCCGAGGGGTTGCCCGCGACCTCGTTAGCCTGACGAATGCGCGCCGTCGCTGCGGTGATCCGCTCCAAGTCTCGGCGGAACTGCGGGCCGAATCGGTCAAAGATTGCCGAGCGGGCCTGTGGCGACATGCTCGCCAAGTTCGTAAGAAACCGCTCCGTACTAAACACTTCGCTCAAAGTGTCGTCTTGGTTGCTCGGATTGGCGCGGCCAAGCCTGCGAAGCGTTGCCGCTGCAAAGTCCTTCTGTTGCTGCGGCGCAAGGCTTTGCATGACGCGGCGAATGGTCGTGCCGCCCTCGCGCGAGTTGTTGAACATGGCCCTATAGACCGCTTCCGGCCCGCCAGCCTCGCGGGAAAGTGCCGCCTGTAGCGCTTCGACGCGAGCCTGCCCGACACGGTAGAACATGTTTGCGCGGTTGGCTGCGCGGATCGTCGCCGGGTCGCCCGTGGCGACAGCGGCCCGCGTCATATCTTCCGTCATTGCGCCATACAGCCGGGAAAGCTGGCGAACGCTAACGTCCGGCGACAGCGCGGAATCGTCCATCAGGTTTCCGACCTCAGTCCGCAGCGCCTTCAGCGAAGCGTAGGGAAGCTGGCCGTTGTTCTCCGCGAGGTCGTCAGCGAAGGCCTTGGCGATGTTCGCAACCTTGGCATTCTGCAAAACCTTGGCCGTCCGCTGCGCGCCCTGAACCGGAGCCGTGAGGCTGCGGAGCATTTCAACGCTAGACTGCGCGGGCACGGTCGTGCTAGGCGGCAAAAGCCTTTCGACCTCATCGTAGAGCGCGCCGGAAGTCGCCCGGAACCGCTCCATAAATCCGCCATCGCCAGTGATCCCGCGAATGACGGCGCGGCCACCCTTTTCGGCACCGGCAGACGGGGACAGGGAATCCGCAAGCCGGTTAACGCTGCGGCCAATGTCTTCGGCCTGAGTGTTCAAGCGCTCAGCCATAAGGCCGACACTTCCAGGCGCACCGCGAAGCCTTGCCTCCACAACCTTCGCGGCATTCCCCGGCGACGCCTGCCCGAGAGTCGGGGAGGCCCCAGCCGTAGAAAATGCGTCGATGTTCTGCCGCATCTGCAAGCGGCCAGCCTCGCCGCCACGCAAAGAGCGCCGCAGGACTTCGGAGGTTCCGGCAACGCCAGCAGTCGGAGCAAGCGCGCCCAAGAGGCTTGCGCCAACCTGAGCGCCCGGAGTTCCGCCAGCCTCGCGCACGATGCCGCCAGAGCCCGCGCCGGTTGCGGAACCGACAAGCTGAAGCGTCGGCTGTGCGGCCATGCTCTGCCCGACACTGGACACCAGCGGGCTAGCCGCGCCAATCAGATTGCGAGCGCCGCCAAGGAATCCAGCCCCGCCCGTAACGGCCTGCTGAATGTCGCTAACGACTCGCTCTGTGCCCGTCTCCGGCTTCGGCAGGCCGAGCGCATCGGCAAACTGCCCCGCCGTGTCTTTCATGCCCGCGAAGTTCTGCCCCGTGGCAGCGCCCGCGCCATACACAAGCGGATCGGTAACGATGCCGACAAGCCCGCCAGCACCCTCTAGAACGTCACGGCCAAGCAAGCCGGCAGCGCGGCCAAAGCCCTGAGCGGTCGTGCGCGGTGCAGGTGCTGGCGCAGTAGGGGCGGGTTGGCCCTGCTGGCGAACAGTCTGTATGCGCCGAGCGATAGCCTGCGCGGCGGCGGTGTCGCCAGCGGCATCGGCGCGGCGAAGCGCTTGGATTAGTTCAGCTTCGGTCGCCATTACTGCCCCTGAAGATAGCGATTAATAAGCGCCTCATCGTCTGCGCTTGCTGCGCTCCCGCCTCGCGCCTCCATATCTGCGAACAGGCGACGCTGGCGCGACCATTCGGCCATGCGCCCCGGAAGGTCACGCGAACGGCCACCTTCGCGCATGAAACGCTCGGCCTCTTCCGCCTGCTCCTGCGCGGCAGTCGCAAGGCGGCGGCGAATCTCGATCATCTGCCGCCAGCCGTTGGGTGAGTTCTGAATGCTCGGGATAGTCGAAACGAGGAAGTTACGGTCCGCGTCCGACATTGCGCCCGGCATGCCTTCGCCGCCAGCAGGATTACGGAGGGCCAGCGCGAGGCGGTTGGCGATAGACGCGGCAGCTTCAGCCGCCGAGACTTCCGCGCCGTCACTGAAGCCAAGGAAACTAGCAGCGCGGCCAAGGTTGATACGGGTTTCAGCGAATGCGCCCGTATTGACCTGAGACAGCAGGCGCTCAAGCTCGGTAAGCGATGCCATTTCAGTGGCGGCGACGCGAGCCGCGCCGCGAATCTCCCCAAGGCGCTCGGTGCCCATGCGGCTCAAGTCTTCCTGTTCGCGCACAAGGCCCGCTTCCTCGGCCTTCGCCGCTGCGCGGCTGGCGTTTGTCGCCTGACCAGCCCGGGGGCCGTAGGTCTTCGCGTCAAGCGTCGAATTGGCGCGGCGATCCATTTCGGCAGCACTCGGGCCACTAGCCGCAGGGCGCGTCATGGTCGGAGCGCCCGTAGGCGGAACTGCCACGCTAAACGGCTGGCCCGAGGCCATCCCCGCCATGATCTGCTCCAAGGCGGAGCCGGTGGGCATGGGCACTTCGCCGGCCGGTGTGATCTGAATGTCACGGCGCGGAGCGGGCGCGGGTGCGCCAGCGACATTCCCGCCAATCGTCGGGATTCGGTCATATCGAACGGTGCCGTCATCGAGTTCCGTTGACTGCACGGAGTAACGCTGGTTTTGCGCTGCGGCGTCCTGCCGATTCAGGATGCGAACGGCCTGGCGGAACTCGTCATCGCTAATGATTTTGTTCTCACGCTGCCAAATCAGAGATTGCATGGAAGGCGTAAGCGATGCCTGCTGAGACTGTCCGCCGCCCAGCTGCTGCACAACCGGCAGCAAAGAGTCGTCCCACGCTTCCGGAGCCTCGTAGCCCATCGACTGCAAGCCGGGGCGGATGCGCGACCACAGATTGCCGCGAGCCTCGGACGGGGCGACGGATAGCAGTTTCGCCATGTTGCCAAGCCTGCGCTCACTCTCCGCCTGCATCGCCTGCTGCTGCCGCTGAATGCCCTGATCGAACGAGAACCCCGCGTCAGGGTCAATCGCCGCGATCTGCGAGGCGAACTGCCCGCGCTGCCCGACCGGGGCCGACAGTGCCGCGCTGGACAGCTCCGCGAGACGGTTTCGGGCGGTGCGCGCCCTGCCCTGCTCAAAGGCTTGGATGCCGCGTGCGTAGAAGTCCATTAGTACCCCTTGCCCTGCTTGCCGAGGCTGTTGCCGCCAAGCCAATCGCTGCCGAAGCTCCAAACATTGCCCAGCGTGTTCTGCCAGTTCTGGCCGCGCTGCATTGCCGTGCCGGCTGCGGCGTTGCCCGCGTCAACCGCGAGGCCTGCCCGCTGGCCGAGGATGTTGGACACCGCGCCCTGAGCCTGCATGCCCATGCCGGCCTGCCCCATCATCCGCCCGAGGTAGTTCTGAAGGTTCTGCGAGGCGAGGCCCGACGCAAGCTGCATGCGGTCGGCATCAGCGCCGCCCGAGTAAAGCGAGCCCCGCGCGGCGGCGGAGCGGTCGTTGGCCCGCATCGACTGGTCAAGCGCAAATTGATAGTCGGGCGCGTTTTCAAAGGCGCTGTAATCACCACCCTCTACCGCAGACAGTCGGCCCAAGGCGTTCTGGCCGAACTGCGTGTAGGGCGTATAACCGGCCTGCGCGTCTGAAAGGAAGTTCTGGCCCTGAGCAAGTCCGGCCTGCTGTGCGCGACCTGCGCGACGGGCTGCGCTGTTGCCAAGCAAGCCGCCGAGGACGGACACGCCCATTCCGAGTGCATTCAACACGTAAGCTCCTAGCCCGCCGATTCGACGGTGACAGATGCGGAAAGAAGGTCGCGGCGGCGCGGATCGCTGCACCGGATGCGCCATACACGGGCGAGGGAAGACCCGAGACGGTGGAAGCGGATGCGCTGTGCATAGGCACCTAGCGCGCCCATCGAGCCTTCGCGCCAGTTCGTCCAGTTGCGCCCGCCGTCGTCGCTGTATTGCAGGACGGCTTTTTGCTGCGTGTCACGGCTTCCGGTGTCCATGACAAGCTCAAGTCCGGAGAAAATCAGAAGGTTCTGCGCGTCAGAGAAAACGCCCGAGGTGCGCGTACACACAAGGTCGCTCCCTGCCTCGTCGTAGGCGTCCCACGCGAGTTCGTACAGCCCGCCGCCGTAGATGTCGCCGGCAATCCATTTGCCGTCCCAGCGCTCAAGGTGGCCGATGCGCCAGCCCGGAAGGCCCTGCGACTCGCGGCGGTGCCAAAGTCCGGTGGACGCATCGAAGCCGAACGTCACGCCGCTAGGAAAGCCGAAGTAAACGACGCTGTGCCCCTCGTCTTCCCAAGTGAACGCGAAGCACTGCGACCAATCCAAGCCACGGATGGCCTGTTCAACAGGAGGCGTGCTAATCGGCGCGGGGTTGTAGCCCTGAGCCGAGTACATGCGCCCATCGCCGCCAAGCCAAAAGAGGCCGGCATTGCTGCGAGCGACCGCAAAGCGGCCAGCGCAGCCCACGTTCAGCACGGTTGAGCCGGCACGCCGGAACGTGCCCGTGAGCTGCCCCGTGTTTACGAATACTTCCGTGGTGTCGCGGCCAAAGACCCAAACCTCACGGTTGAAGACCTTTAGCGCCTGGATCGGGTCGGGGCGGGCTTCCGCCTGCGCGCGGTCGAAACTGCTGTAGCTCAGTGCGTCCGCAAGGTCTGACCAGAACCAGTAGCGCCCGAACGGTTCAACGCCGAGGATGTAGCCGTCTAGGAACTCGGCAACGAACGATCCGGGAAACTGATCGTCGGTGACTTGGGCAAAAGAGCCGTCCGCCGTGTTGTAGACGTAGCGCGAGAAACCGTTATCGATGGCGACTTGGTTACCGCCTGCGACTTGGTTGTAGTCGATGGAAACGCGGTCAAGGCCGGGGATGATGCCGCGAACTGTGGCCTCGCCCGATGTGTTGAGGCTGTAGAGCGTCGAGCCGGCCACGACGAAGAGCGACCCTTCGACGTTGCGAAGGCCGCGAATGGGATCGGGGATGCTCATGCGGGCGCACACACCAGCGGATAGGGGATCGTTACTGCTCTGTTGGCGGCCTGAACGACGATCACCTCATCGTTAAATGTGATTGCCCAGTTAACAAACGAGCCGAACTCGCCAAGAAACGGCATCTGTATTTCCGACACAAGCGACCAGTCGGATTTCAAGCGAACAAAAATAGCGACTTGCCCCGGGGCTAGCGTTGAGTCCCCGCCGTGGAAGTAATACGGCCCATCAGCGCCAATCGGCAGTGCAATCGGCGTAGGCGGAGAAAACGAACTCAGCAGGCTCAGGTCAGAGTTAAAAACTCGCCAAACGTTGCTGACTTGGTTGTATACGTGAAAGTTTCTTGCTCGATCAAAGTGAAACAGGAAAGAAGCATCGGCCAGCTCTAGGCCGTCGTTAAATTTTTCGCTTATGGCTGTGGGTAGAACATTCTCTCCCGCACCCGATGTCGGCCACTTGTAAATCCGATACGCACGATCATCGGTTCCGAGCGTGATGTTTGAACGAGTAAAAGCTAGATAAAAGTGCGTGTCGTCAAACCATCCCGATCTGCTTGGAGGCCCTGCCCCAAATGCCCAAGATGCAACAGCAGTCAGGTCGGGAATCAACCTTGAGCGAGCTATTCCTGCATCCCACAAGGAAATGTCGCCACGGTTACCGTTGCGCGATGCCATAAGCCTATCGCCGCGACCGCCAAGAAACATGTAACGCTGGTCGCCGCCGAACGGCCATGCTGTGGTGGCTATCGCTTGATCCGCCACCAATCCCATCGTGTTGCTTAGGCGCTTGAACTCAACAGTTCCGCCGACAACGGTTGCGACATCGCCGCTTGACGCATAAACGCCGTCTTCATCGGCGCGAATGGTTGCCTCGGCAAACTGCGCTTCAAACGTATCGCGCTGAGCCGCGCCAGGAGCCTGAGCGCACACCAGCACCGTCTCACCGAGCCCGCGCAGCCCCGGAGCGCCGCGCAGCTTCATGGGCGAGCGCGTGCCCTCGGCCTGCGCAGGAACAGGCAGCCAATTCACCGTGTCTTGTGCTGACCACGGCAGCGACGAGTCTTTGTAGAACCCGCCGATTAGATTGATCTCGCGGCGGCTCATCAGAAGTACGCGGCCCGCGTCGTGGCGTCGATCTGCGTTTGATCGCGCAGCGCCCACAGGTCGCGCATACCTTCAGCGGATCGCGCAAGGGTAAGTTCAGCGCGACTCTGCACGCCGTATGCCGCCATCAGTTCAGCGGCGATGACTTTGACAAGCGGGCGCATGAAGCGAGCCGGCACAGCGCCGTCAAGGTTGAAGGGAATCAGCCCTTCCTCGTACAGTCCTTCCATGCGCTGCTGAACGATGGCGTTCGCGGCGGTGTAGTCGTCCGCCGATGGCGTCTCGTTTGCGTCGAGAATGCCGATTTCTAGCAGGCAGTCGCGCACCAGGTTCTGTCGGGGATAGGTTGCCATGTGGCCTCTGTCAGAAAAGAGGGGGCGAGTTGCCCCGCCCCCTTTGCCTCATTAGGCGTCGAGCGGAGCCGCCACGAAGCCAGTGACCATGCCGAAGTCCTTGGCGGTGGCGAGGTTGCCCTGACCCCACAAGACTTTTTCCACGCCGCGCAGCTCGTAGAAGCCGACGCCGTTGCGGAAGCCGTAGTCGTCTTCCTTGCGAACGGTGGTCTTCGTGGTCTGCGCGTAGGCCACAGCAAGCGCCTGAGCGCCGCAGAGGTACACCGGCGCAACGCGAGCCGAAGCCGCGCCAACGTTGCCGGTCGCGGGAATCTCGGGAATCTCGCGGATCACCACACCATCCCAGAAGAGCGAGGTCGTGCCGGTGAACAGCGGGTTATCGAGGTTGCGCTCGCGGGCGTCCTTGTGGACCGTCTCAAGGTCGGTCTTGAGGTCGCGGTACGCCTGCGTGTTGGCGAACAGCACGAACGATTCTTCGTCCTCGCCATACACGAACGGGCGGATGCCTTCGCCGTTGGAGGTGCGGGCCGACTGCGCAATACGCTTCAGCAGCGAAACGATGCCGCGCGAAAGGCGCATGGTGCCCGTCACGTTGGCAAGGGCCGTAGCGTGCGTCGCGTTGAACAGCGACACCGCGTTACCGAACAGCACGCGGTCGGAGTTGGCGACGTTCCACGCGTTGCGCTCAGCAGCCGACGCCGTGGCGTAGGACTTGCCCTGAATCGAGCCCATCGCGGTGATAATGTCATTGCGCAGGTAGCGGCCGGCGAGGTCCTTCAGCGCCACCTTGCCAGCGTTGCGGATGTCGATTGGCGAGGCCTGCTCCTCTTCCATGTTGACCACGACGGCATCGCGGACAACACGAACGGTGACGCGGTGGCCGTCGTTCGGCAGCGCCTTTTCAGCGCCGACAAGGTTGGTGGTGCCGTTATTCGGGCCCGCCGTGGCGTCGATGGCGCCAATCAGCGGAATGGTGATCGCGTCACCCTGCTTCTTGGTCAGGTCATTCTTGACCTGAATGATCGCGTTTTCGCTGGAGCCCATGTACCGCTTGAAGCGGTGCTGGCGGATGTACTCCTTGAAAAAGCCGGAGTCCCACTGCTTTACCCGGTTAGCCGGGGCGATGGTCGTAGTCATGTGTGCTGCCTAGTTAGTTTGGGAAGAGTTCGCGGAACGGGTCGCCGTCCACCGGCACGCCCTTGGAGGCGGCAGAGCGGGATGCGGCGAGGTCGGGGGGGATCGCTCGGGCGGCTGCGGTAGCGGCGTCGGCTTTCGCCTTAATCTCCGCTTCCAGCTCGGCCTTGATGCGCGCACGCATCTGCGCCTCGTAGGCCACCGGGTCTTGCATCGACTCGAAGGCCTTGATTTGCTTGGCGAGCTGGTAAGCGGCTTTCGCCGGATTCGGACTGCTGAAAATCTGATCCTTGAGCGCAGGGTTGGCCTGCACCTTCGGCACCAGCTCCTCCATTACCTCGTCGTAGTCCGCGAATGCCTCGCGGGCCTCGGCGTCGAGAACGGCATAAAGGCGCTGGTTAAACTGCGCCTCGACCTTGCTCATCACCTGGCCGACGTAGCCCTCGGGGTCGGCGTAGAAGTCGGGGCTCTGAACGGGCGTGGCGGGCTGCTGCCGCAATGCGGACAGTTCTGCCTCCAATCGCTGCCGCTCGGCCTCGGCCCTCTGTCGCTTTTCCCGCTCTGCCTTGAGCGAAGCAAGCGGGACAGTCGTTGCTTCCTTCGCGGGTTCCGGGGTCGGCGTCACCTCGGGTACTTCTGCCGTTTCCGGCTCGCCCTTTTCGACCTCATCCGACTCCGGCTCCGGCGTGTCCGCCTCATCGGTGTCGAGTTCAGTCATCTCGCTCAGGAAATCGTCGTCCTTCTCGCTGGTCATTTCGTCTTGCCTCTATCGACCGTCCGCCGTCGTCGCGTACCGGGGTCATCCCGCCCCGAACGGGTCGCCCTTTTCCGGGCGCTGGAAACGCGAAAGCCGCCCGAAGGCGGCTCTCTGTGTGTCTTTGTGTCTGACGCTTAGTCGTTCATCAGAAGCGCCATCAGCGCCTCTGCGGCCTCGTCGTCCAACATCTGCTGACGTATCGCCGCCTCGATGGCGATGCGCTGCTGCTCGGCCGCGAAAGCCTCTGCGGCAATGCGCTCAGCCTCGGCACGTTCAAGCGCCTGACGCTCTGCCAATGCGCGGAAGTTGGCAGTCAGCGCAGCGAATACCGCCTGCGGGCTCGGCCCACGGCGCACGAATGGCGCTGGCGTGGGCACAATCGAAAGCAGTGCGTCCGTGCGGGGCGCGGGGCGATCTTCCTTAGCCTCGGCCTGCCTTACTTGCTCACGCGCCTCTGCGGCCCTGCGTGCGGCTTCCTTGCGCGCCTCTTCCTCGAACCACTCACGGTCGGCATTGATGCCGCCACCGAAGTAGACGTTAACCGGCTCGCCTTCCGACACGCCCTGCGCATCGATGAAAGGCGCTGGCGCTTCAACAAGCACCGATGCCGCCACGCCACTGGAAGCGATGGCCGTGATCGTGATCGCGGGCGCGGGGCCAACAACCGTGGACGCGCCGACAACCGTCGAACCGCCCGTAATCGTGATGGCCGGGGCTGGCCCCGTGACCGTTACAGCGCCTTCAATGCCGCCGCCTGCAACCGTGCCAGCCGCCGTGATGGCAGGGGCGGGGCCGGCAACAACGACGGATGCCTCTACGTTGGCCGGGGCCTCGGCGCTAAAGAACTCGGCATTAATGACGCCCGACGCAACGCTGCCATCCGTCCAGAGCGCGTCGCCGCCGCGCGGATAGCGAGTGTTGTCAGTCGGGTTCACGGCGTCAGGTGGATAAGGTCGCCTTCACCACGGATCGCGCCAGTGGAGGTGGTGGAGCAAATGACCATGAACTCCATGCACGCATCATTCGGGAACTCAGCCAAGCGGCAGCGTGCCCAGTCAGCATCCGTCGCGATGTTCGCCACGGACATCGGCAGCTTGCCCTTGTGCCGGCGAGCGGTGAAGCCGACGTTTCCCGCCGCGCCAGTCGATGCCGACAGCGTGACGGAGTTAATGCCGCGAATGAACTTCGCCGGCACGGTGTTCGGGATGAACGGCGTCAGCGAGATTGAGCGACCGATGCGCAGCGTGCCGCCGACGGCAATGACGTTGAGGTTGCCCGTCGTTCCGTCGTTGTACGTTACGTTGACCGTGGCGTTCGATGCCGTCGCGCCGCCATCCCCGTACACGTCGAGGAACCACTCGATGTCGGAGTAGTCCGCCGCGCCGAGCCGTGCAGCAGCAGGCGCGAGCGTCTGCAAGTCGATCGGAAGGTTCGTCGTCTGCGAGGTCGTGATGTTCAGCACGATGCCGGCCTGGTGCGCGATGCGGTCGCGCACGAGGAACGACATACCGCTGTTGCTGCTGTTCGTGATCGACAGCGCGCCGAGGAACGTGGACTTCGGCGCGGTCTGGTTGTCGAACGAGACGGCACCCGTAAGCGCCTTGGTGCAGAGCGCCGCCGTCGTCGGTATCGCGCCCTGTGCAGGCTGGCCCGTCGCGCGCCACAGCGAGTACAGCGTGCCGGCGACGCCGTTGGCGAGGCTCGCCTTGTCTATGATGAAAGGCGACTTGTCTACCGCTAGGGCGCGGGCGATGGCGGAAACGTCGATGCTCACGCGCCGCCCTCAGTCCACCCGAACGTGGTCACGCTCACGGCCTGCCCGACGCCTATGCTCACGTTGTTCAGCGTCATGTCGCCGCCGCCACCCGTGGCCGTCACCGTGCCTTGGTGGTGCGTGACGCTGCCCGCGCTGTTCTTGATGCGGAAGTGCGCCGCCGTGCCAGCCGCTGCGCCCGTGCCCGCCCACGTGCCGTTCAGCGCCTTCGCGCCAGCGGTTGCGGTCGTCAGCCAGTCGGACGGAAGCGCGATCTCGCACAGCAGCGTGCCGGTGTCAGCCGCCGCACAGTTGGCCGGAGGTGCACCCGTGCGAAGCTGCAAGCGCGGCGCGGTGCCAATGGTGGATTCGTATACGTCCGCTCGGGCAGAGCGCACGGCATCACTGAATTGGTGCGGCATCGGCCACTCCCTCGACAATCTCAAATGAATAGGAGCCGTCAGGGTTGCGCATCATCCGGCCCTGCTTGACCTTCGGTGCGCTCGCCGCCTGAATTGCGCTGAAGATGCCCTCGCCCACGCTTGCCATCGGGGACGGCTGCGGAACCGGCATGGCCTGCGGCTGCTGTGCGGCGATCAAGTCGGCCTGAGCCTTCATGTAATCGGCCTGCGCCTTGATCCTTGCGGCCTCAGCCTTGACGGCTTCCACCCCGACCTTCTGCGCGTCGATCTGCAAGCGCTGCGCGTCAAGCTGCGCCTCGGCAATCTGCCCTTGAGCGGCTTGCAATGCGGCCCGCAATTCCTGCATCTGCGCCTGAACCTGAGGCGGGATGCCGCCAGCCTTCAGGTGCTCCATAATCCGGTCTTTGTTCCGCAGGCTCGATGCCTCGATGACCATTTCCATCGGGATCGAGGTCGGGTCGGCCTGCTTAAGCTGCACAAGCGATTCGAACTGCTCGCTCTGCACCGTGACCGAATCGGGGCCTTCGTCCACGATGATGTCAACGTCCATCGACGCGACCTCATTCTCGACGCCCACCGGCTCGGCCATCGCCGGATCGGCCTGAATCTGCGCCATCTGCTCAGGCGTGAGGGTCATGCCCCGCTGTTCGGCTTCCTTCACCAGCATCTCGCCGCGAGTGATCGGCTTGTTCAGCCCGACCCAGCGAAGGTTGCGCTCGTCATCCGTGATGCGAACCCACTTCGGCCCCGTCCAATGCTGGCGAATGCGGTTCCATACGCTGCGGTAGACGCGCAGCGACCAATCGCGCAGGGCGTCGAAGATGATCGCCTGCTCTGCAAGCGCCGCAGCCTGCGAAACTTCCTGCGAACGGCCCGACGGGGCCATCATGTTGCCTTCAAGCGACGGATTCACGCCGCTGGCGTCAATCTCGGCCTTCGCCTCGCGCAGAAGTTCAAGCTCGCCCATCAGCGGGGCGGAACCGTCCAGCAATTCAAAGCGACTGTCGCGGCGAACCTTGACGAACCCATCAGGCTTGGCAAGCTCGGCCTTTGCCTGCGCGACGTTCTCAACCGCGCCATCCTCGGCTACGACCTGGCGCATGGTCAAGCGGTGTAATGCCTTGGAACGACGCTTGTTGATCTCGTCCTGAGACGAAAGCATCGTCTTGACCGCGCCATATCGACGGTTCTCGCGGTCGATGTACGCCGACACCGCAATCAGCGGGCACTCCGGCCGCCCCTTGTCGTCAAGGTACGGGGAAACCTGCGGCTCGCGGAGGTAGCCGCCACGGCAAATGATGGCGGTGTACCACTGGCCTTTCTCAAGGTAGTAGTGCTGGACGACGCGGACACGCTTTCGGCCAGAGTCCGCCCACTGAAACTTCGGGCGGTCTTCGTAGGTCGTGCCGGTTTCCTCGTTGGCGTAGCTGTAGGCCGCCTCGACCTTGTCGCCAGCGTCGGGGAAGCGCTCCTCGATCTCCGCCTGATCCATCCAAATCACGACGCCCATGTACTTGGCATCGCTGAAGTCACGCATACGGCTGTGCGGGTCGCGGTAGAAGCGATCCCACGGCACTTGGTTGATCTTGATGTCAAACTCGCCCTTGCCATCGGGCACAACCGTCACCGTGACAGCGCCGCAGCCCTCAATGACGAGGTTCTCGGCCACGTCCGACTTGATCGAGTTGAAGCGATTCTGGTCGCACACGAAGCGCAGGGCGTCCGTGGCGGCATCCGCCTCGGCGTCATGCTTCGGGGTGCGCGGGTAGCACTTCGGATCGGTGCGGCCTCGCTTTTCAAAGCCGATAAGGCTGTTGACCTTCGGGGCGATACGGTTGGACACGATGATGGGCTGGCCGCGCTTCTGAAGCGCCTGCACTTCCTCGTCAGTCCACTGCTTGCCGTCGTAGTAGTCGCGGCAGAGCTCGGCGGTTTCCCGCTCCTCTTCCGTCTGGTCGATGGCCTCGCGGAACTGCCGAAGGCAATGCTCCAAACCCTCGTCAGTCTCTTTCATGCAGTCTTCCAATTCGTGTCTTCGTCGTCATCGCGCAGGCCGTAATCGGCCCAGC